CGCAATATTATTTATACATAACACTAGCAACCCTTAGCAATAATTAGCAATTTACGTTTTGCTTGTGTCAATAACTTATTATACTATAAAACAGTACCTAGGTCAACCTCTTTAACCTATAAATTTACAATTAAGTGATAAATAATGCTGTTGACAACAATAAAAAATAACCGGAGATATCTTTGAGTGATTATCTAAACTATATCACGTCTACTCACAATCTATATGATAGATATAGAAGTGATTGGAGACTGTGTATCAATTCATACCACGGTGGGCCTGAATACAAAGACGCCCATTATCTACGAGCATATCAAGTAGACTTTAACACACCATCAGAAATGGTTAACACATATGAAAGAGCAGATGACGGCTCTTATGTGGCCAAATTCAAAGCCAAAGTTACGCAAGGTAGCACTTACAATGAAACTGTAAGGGGTCAAGACAAACTGAGTGGTAGTTTCTACGAAGAGAAGTTAGACTCGGTACCATGGTATAATTATGTTAAGTTAATTACTTCGGAATATAATTCTATCCTATTCCGTAATCCCCCACAAAGGTACTTAGGCGATCAGCCAGAAATGGATTCGTTCGTCGAAGATGTAGACGGGGCCGGAAATTCACTATCTGAATTTTTTAGCCAAGTAGATGTGCTAACCACTGTGTATGGTGTTTTACACATCGGCTGTTATAAACCAATTGGTAGTGATGTACCAAAGTTTAAGATACATACTCCGGAGGACGTTACGAATTGGAGTTATAGATATAACCCAGACGGAACACTAGCACTAGAAAGCATGGTAATTCGTGTAGAAGCAAGTGCTTACCATAGTGTATACAGAGTGTTAACAGATGAATATATTGATACTATCTTTATAGGCAATGAAGACAATGAAGATGGCGATTATCAGCCACCAGTAGATTCACCAGATCTAGAACAACTAGAAGATGGCACATACCGTATTAGACAAGAAAATGAATTAGGTTACATACCAATTGTAACAGTATATCAGAATGTGCCTGTATACAACAACGTTGGTTCAACAATTATTATGGATGTTGCTCAAATACAACGTAGTGTGTATGGTGACAATGCTGAAATATATAGTGCTATCACATATAGCACACACCCTACATTGGTAATTGACGAAAACACTGATCAACTTAATGATGGTCAAGTTAACGCAGAGCCAGGTGGCATATGCCGTGTACAAGGCGGCCTAACAGGTGATAATCAAAACTATGTGTTTGAGTTTGTATCACCTAGTCTAGACAACATACGTGAAATACGTGAACTCATAGACAGCAAATTAAACAAACTAACACAAATAGCCATGTTACGTTCAGAAGACTTAATCAAAGCAAGTAACAGTGGCGAACAAATAGAAATATACGACGACAAACTTGCGGCACTTATCCGTAAGAAAGCAACTAACTTAGAAAACACTGAAGCAAAATTATTCAACATATACTTTGATTGGACTAACCAACAAAGACCAGATGATTTCAGAATAAGTTATAGTAGACAGTATAACAAAAGAGCATTAGAAACAGAATTAAAAGAAATTGACACACTAATGAGTGTTGTTAACAAGTATGACGAATTATTTAGAGGTGGCGATGATGTACCAGAATACGCCACTGAAGCAGAAGCAATAGCAGAAGCAAACAGATTAGGAGGAACTGGCGCACACAGTCATGAGGGAGAAGATGGTAGTACTATATACATGCCATTTGCCACACATGATGAATACGAGGCGGCCGTTGGAGCAATGGTAGCCGAACCAGAATTTAAAACAAACATGCGTAACAAGATTCGCACTAGGTTAGAGGAGTTGATGTCTAGTACATCTACTAATCAAGGCCTTTAACAATCTTGATAATACCCCAACTCAGGGACAATAGGAGAAAATAATGTCGGAAGGACAAAATATAGATACGCCAGTTGCAGGTGAAACAGTGCAACCAGTTAATACTGATACTGAGGTACAATCACAAGACCAAAAATCAGATGTAGTAGATACACCTCGAGCACCTAGTGTAGAAGTGCGTGATTCTAAAATGTACGTTGACGGAGTAAGAGTTTATTCCAGAGATGACACAAACAGAATAGCCGCAACTGCCAAAAAGGATATCGAAAGTAGAATACTAAGTGATCTTGATGTTGACAGTTTAGATCAAATTAAACAAGTAGTCACAGAACTGCGAAGTGCTACCCCAGAGAATAACACACTTGATGTTGAATCATTAAGAAGTGCTGTTCAAAAGAGAGAAGCAACAGTTGAAGAACTGAAAGCAGAACTAAGCAAAGTCAGAACAGACTATGCTGTAAAGGAGCATGTATCAACTTTAAAAGATAATATGCCTACTAGTTGGAAGCCAGAGCAAAAAGATGCTGTGGTTGATTTGATGAAAGCAAGAAACATGCTGTTAGTAGAAGGCGAAACATTCGCAATCAAAAACGGTGAAGATTTCTTAACAGTAGATGGGGACCGCCCGGATTACAAAACTGCTGTAGAAGTAGTTGGTAAAACATTAGGACTACCATTTGCTAAGAAGGGTGTAGATACATTTGACGCAGATAGAACATTGCAAGACGTAGGATCTAACAGTAAAGGAGTTGTCGAAAGTAAACTCAAAAGTGATAGAGAATACAATGCGGCATATGTTCAAGTGCGAAATGCAAACAAATCATTACCACGTGAACAAATCACAGATGGAATGATTAAAAAACACATGGAAAGAAATCGTCAAAGACGAACTTTCTAGGAATAAACATAATAATTTAACAGGAGAAAAATTATGGCAATAGGAACATCAACAGTTGCAGAGTTATATTCCGCCGTTGTAAGTGACTTGATACCGTTTTATGATAATGCAGTATTACTTCCAAACCCGGCAATATTAACGCACAACTATAACTTAGAAGGAGCAATTGGTAACACAATGCAGATTCCTTTATCAAACTACTGGCCAGCAGGTAACAGTTCAGTATCAGACAACACAGACTTGATTAACTCAGGTTTTGACTTTGATCCAGGTTCAGCCTCATTAGCAGTAACAAAGAAAGGTGCTGGTTCAACAGTATCAGAAGAATCTTTAGAAGACGGTGGCATGGCTACTGTAAGTAACGCAATCGTAACTCGTTTGAGTGGGGCAATTGCAAAAGTTACCGACGAAGAAGGATTCCGAGTAGCAGTATCAGGTGCAGTAACAGCACAAACAGATATGGCTAACGTAAACACACCAAACGATGGTTTTGCAAACACAGCATTGACAACAGCAGACTTAGGTATTGTTATGTCTGCAGAAGGACTTGCATATGCTAGTAAGAGAGAACCAACAGTTAAAATGTTTAACGACGTACAAAACGACAACCACCAAATCGTTGCTACAGTAAGAAACGGATTTGCTCAGTTAAGAACTGACGAAGTCGTTGCAGCAGGACAGCAAAACTTTATTAGACATTTTGCTACAGAAAGTGGTGTTGGAACATCAAATGCTAACTTAGACATGATTGCTAAATCAGTTGCTAACCTAAGAGGCGATAATGCGCCTACAACAGGTGGCTTTTACTGGGCATTCATTAACGCCGCACAAGAACTTGCACTAGCAAGTGAACTTAACGGTTTAGGAGCATCAAGTGGATCAATTGGTTCAGTTGCTCAAGACTTAGCAAACGATGCCTTGTTACAAGGTTTAATCACACAGGCAATTGGTTGCCAATTTGTTAGAAGTAATAACCTTCCAGAAGGCCTAGCAACGGTCTAAAGGAGTAAGATTATGGCATTTATCACAGATGGAGCAGGAAACGTAATTAGTTACGCAGAAGCAGTAGACGTAAAGGACAAGGATCAACGTATCTTTGAGGCCAATGAGGTCAACTTTACTGATGTACCTGATACACCTGGAAGCCTAGACAATTACTTAGAGGACTTGACACAGAAAGCAACTAACAGGATCAATGAAAAGATCCGTGCTAGTGCTAGGTGGAGAGAATACCTCGGATATGCTGGTGGTGGGTACGATTCAATTGATGACATACCCCCTATCAACATGAACTTTATTATTGGTAGAAAATCAGATATAACTGATATGTGTGCTTATTACACAATGAAGGAGTATCTGCTACCTAAAGTTGCTGACTTTGGTAATCCAGAATCAGCAGAAGTCCAAAAGATTGAGTACTATTCAGGTAAGTTCGATGATATATTTAGAGAACTTATGGATATACTTGATTGGTACGATTCTGATAATGACGGTACTGTACAAACCAATGAAAAAATGGTTAGGTTCAGGTCAAACAGACGTACTAGAGGCAGAAGTAATATAAGTAGAGTAAGATAATGGCATTCAGAGATACACTGATTACTAATTTAACAACTACACTAAGTGGCAGTAATGTGTCAGTTAGTGGTGAATTACCCTTTGTACAAAGTGGTGATGTTAGATTGGATATAAAGAATAAAAAAACTTTGTATTTAGATCAGGACAACGTTAGCAAAGAAGTATTGTATAATACTCTCGATGGTGATGTGTATCAAACACTAACTGGTGTAACTGGATATCTCACAGTAGATGCTAAAAATCAACCCGGTGACATTGATACTGTTACAAACAGTATTCGTGAAGCAAGGTTACAAATAACTGGTCCATACTCAAAAGAGTGTGTGACCGAAACCGAAATCACAACAGACTACATAACGTATACGTTTGATTTCGAGTTCATAACAGTATAACAAATAGGAGAAACTAATGGGCGTAATTAACGTAACAGCAGGTTCACAAGCAATTTTAACATTAGGTAATACCGAAGCACTCAGTCTGCCAGGAGCAACTGATGGCATGGTAGTTCCTTTGATGCAAGACGTAACAGTTAATGCTTCACCAGGTACAGTTAGATATTCAACATTGGATTCTAGCAGTAGCAGTGCATTCACAACTGTTAACGAAAACAGCATTTCAGGAAATATGTTAATCGACGAAGCAACATTCTTCGGTCTAGCAGTAGCAGGTAATAATTTAACTGCTAATGACGGACTATTTGACACTAGTAAGAATAAAACAGAAACATTCTTCACAGTGGCATTTGAAGGTGCTGACTCAGGCGATTATTATATTAAAGGTAAAGGATTCATCGGCGGAATAGCCGCAGCCGCATCTATTGATGCTGCAGTTTGGATTTCACCTTTAGAAATTACCGTTAATGGCGAGTTGAGCAAAGCAACAGTATAAGTTAAATAACTTAAACATATAACACCCTCAATATTGGGGGTGTTGTATTATAGGAGAAACATATGGAACATAAATTTTTAAGAAGTTTTGACCATGATGGCGTATGGCAAGGTCGTGAAGATCGTGTTATCGTTGTACATGGTGTAGAACATGATATGGACGAATATGCTAAAGAACATGGTATAGTATTACCAGATAGCAAAGGCAAGAAAATGCCTAAAAAAGAAATAAATATAGATATACAGGAAAAAGAAGATGGAGATATGGAGCAACAAGACGACGAAGGAGATTCTTCAGTCGATTGAGCCAGAAGTAGCAAAGGCACAGAACGAAATAAGGTGTGCTCAAGGCGATTTAGCCAAAGCACAAAATAGATTAGCATTTACATTAAGTGCTATACACAATATAAAAGATAGAGATATAAAGGAGTAAAGATATGAAATTATCAGAATTAGCAAAGAAACCCAAACTAATTGAACTAACAATTAGCAAACAAGAACTAGTAGAGAAGTACGGTGACGAATTAACATTCTTCATGTACGACAGACAATCACTAGATATATTCACAAAATTAGCAAACGCAACTCAGGACAATGTAGGAGAGTACATGACTATTCTCAAAGATATCATTGTGAATGAGGATGGCCAACCTGTAATGGATGGCGAAATGGTATTACCAATTGATGTGCTCACAGAAGCAATGACTTTGATTGGCGCAAGACTGGGAAAGTAACCAGCCACACGATAGACGAGAAGTCACCAGAAACTAATTTTATCTTGATGTTGGATAGCCTTGCTAAACGTTACGGAACACTACCAAGTGTTGTAATGGAAAAAGGTGATAGTTTTGATATGATGGTGTATGATGTAGGCATGAATTGGGAAAGTATCCAACATGCTAAACAGAATAAACAACCATTAACAGAAGCACAACAAAGAAGAATGTATGGTGACGACAATTTGAAATCAATGGAAGAACGTTTTTATGGACATAAAAGTAACGATTAACAGCAAAGAAGTCAAGGCCATGTTTAATGAATTATTAGACATGGGTGACGAAATGATGGATGATGGTTTCCCAGTGTTAAAGAAAGCAACACCTAAAGACACAGGTAATGCTAGACGTAATACAGTTCATAAAAGTTCAGCAAAGATTGAATCAAGATACCCATACGCAGATAGATTAAATACTGGGTGGAGCAAACAAGCACCCAACGGATTCACAGAACCTACATTGAAACATATGGAAGATTTTGTAGACAAATTTACTAGAAGGGTACAGAAATAATGGCTAAGAAAATAGAAGTAGTATTACAACTAAGAGATAAGAACTTTAATCGAGGTATTAAAGATGCCATTAGAAATCTTAATCAATTAAAAAGAGCAGTAGCATCCACCAGTGCTACTGTTGGTGTATTGGGTGGCGGAGGAGCAGGTGGACTTGGTGGTCTGGGAGCAGGATTAGCCGGTGTTGGTGCTGGTATAGGTGCGGCATCTACTACAATACAAAGTGCTACAGAAAATATAACCACAAACATCACAAGTATGAGTGATGCGGCTAAACAGGTATTTGATGATCTAGGCGATGGCGAAAACATGATGAAAAAGGTCATGAGTGAAGACTTTAGAGAAAATGTTAGGAAAGCCAAAGATAACATGAGTAACTTAGAGACTCAAATGGACTCAAACACCACAACCACCAAAGAAACAAGTGGTGGTTTCTTAAAATTTATCAGCATTGCGGCATTAGTAGCCGGTGCCGTAGCAACATTAACAGTAGCATTTAGAACACTTACTAAAAGTGTACAAGTAAGTGCCGAATTCGAAAGAGTAGAAATAACATTAGCCAACTTAACAGGTACTGCTGCAAAAGGTGCTAGAGCACTAGAAGTTATCACAGAAAAAGCACAAGAATTACCATTCGCCTTTTCCGAATTAGCAAGTGCTTCACCAACATTATTAACAGTAAGTGCTAACCTAGAAGAATTTAGAGACAACATACAATTAGCCGCAGATATTGCCGCCAACTTTAACATACCTTTTGAAACTGCTGTAAGTGGTTTACAAAGAGCCTTTAGTGCCGGTTCAGGTGCCGCAGATGTATTTAGAGAAAGAGGTGTATTGGCTGCCGCAGGATTTAAAGCAGGCGTAACTGTTAGTATAGATGAAACTATTACTAAATTAAAAGACTTTGGTAAAGAAATAGAAGGTGCCGCAAGTAAATTAAATTTAAGTTTAGGTGGTGCGGCTTCACAGGCAGGAGACGCCTTTACACTATTCAATAAAGAGTTAGGAGATGCTATAAAACCAGAACTAACAGCATTCTTACTAACAATAACAAATTTATTTAGACAAAACAAAGCAGACATAGACGCACTAGCAAAAAGCATAGGTGGTAAAGTAATAGACGGCTTTATAGCAGTAGGTAGAGCAGTAGCAATATTGATTGATTTATTTACAATAATATTTGCTCCTATTAAAGCACTGAACAATGCTCTAAATGTAATGGGTACTAATTTACCTATAGTAGCAACAGCAATATACATAGTTGTCAAGGCACAAAAAGCCATGGCTGCCGCATCATTGGCCGCCGCAAACGCATTTATATTCTTACAAGGTGTAACTGGTGTAGGTTTACTTAAAGTAGCCGCAGGTATAACTGCCGCAGTAGCAACCACAGCCGTATTAACTAAAGCATTTAATGAGGCAGGTGAAAGCATAACAACGTCTGGCCTAGATGGAGAACCAGATAGTGCTTTAGGTAAATTCAATGCACTACTAGTTGATATAACAGATGAAGCAGGTAATTTAAGAACAGAAGCAGATGCTATAGCACCAGCAATAGAACCACTAAATGAAATAATAGTCGACATTGCTAGTAATACAAATACTGCTACAACAGAAGTAAAAACATTTGCCGATCGATTGCGAGAAGTTAAAGATGCTATTGACCTAGGCACAGGTGGATTAGAACAATACAATTTATTGCTAGAGATTCTAAAACAATTCCTAGCAGATGGTAAAATAGGTTTTGAAGAATATACTCAATTAGTAAGAGATCTAGACGAAGCATTTATGCAAAACGAAGGATTAAACAGTTTTATAGACACATTAGGTACTGCTCAAGTCGCCTTAAGTGAAGACTTAGCAACAGCATTCCTAGAAGGTGAAAAGGCTGGAGATGCCTTTAAAAGTTTCTTTAAGAAAATGATCACACAAATTATAGCAGACATAATTAGATTACAAGTTATGCAACCAATTATACAAGCACTTATGGGGGCATTCGGTATGCCAGGAACGTTCACAGCAGGTGGTAGTTTTAAACTTACCGGTAAAGCAAGAGGTGGCCCAGTTATGCCAGGTGGCACATACCTAGTTGGAGAAGAAGGCCCAGAATTACTACAAATGGGCGGATCAGGTGGTAACATTGTGCCTAATGGATCGATAGGCGGTGGACAAGTAACATACAACATAAACGCCGTTGACGCACCTAGTTTCCAACAGTTAGTAGCAAGTGATCCACAATTTATATACGCAGTCACCCAAGCAGGTGCTAGAAGTGTACCAGGAGCAAGATAATGAGTTTTCAAACAATAATAGATAACGCAACATACATAACAATAAACAAACGTAAAACCACTGCCGCAAGTGTTAGTAGAAGTGGACACATAAAAACAGCAGAACGTAATCCAAGTGTGTATAGTTTTACAGTAGGATCAGTTCCTGGATTGAAGTATTCAGAAAACCGTGGTGTGTTAGAAGACATAGACTCCTCAGATAGAACTGTAGAAGCAAATGTCAGTTTATCTAATAACACTGGCATGAATTATTTAACGGCATATCAAGGAGATGTGTCAGACGCAGAATTAAACAACATTGTTATGGTAGGTAGTGCCGGTAAAGAGTTATATATCAATACCAGTAGTGTAACAGGTTCAGGTACACTATTTAAGAAAGGCGACTTTGTACAACCAGCCGGCAACAGCAGTATATACAGATATCCATATCAAGTAACAAGTGATGTTTCATTTAGTGCGGCAGCCAATGTCACAGTACCAGTACACAGACCTGTACTAGAACAAACAGGACAAGTTATAACTAGTGGTGGATTAAGAACAGGCACAGAAGTACGTTTTCATGTTAAAGCAATGGAATGTCCAACTTACAGTATAGTACCACATGATAGAATAGAATTCTCAGGAGACTTTATGTTTGCGGAGATCATAACTTAATGACTACTATCACAGAAGTACAAGGCACTAATATAGCACCAATAACACTTATTGATTTACAAATAGGTGCTACCACATACTATATTTCAAGCAATTGGAAGCCAGTCACAGTAGGAAGCAATACTTACACAGAGTTAGGTGCTTTCTTAAGTATGGCTAACATGAGTGATGATCTCAAGTATAACAGCAGTGACTTAACACTAACACTAAGTGGTATACCCAGTAATGAAAACTATTTGAGTGAGATACTCACAAATCCTGTAAAAGGCGGTAATGTAACCATACAAAGAGGTTTTGTAGATCAAAGCACATACGAACTTACAGGCACGCAATACACAAGATTCAAAGGCATAATAACCAACTTCAAGATAGACGAAACAGTAAACATCTTAAATAAACAGATGGACTATGCTGTTACTGTAACACTGGCAAGTCAAATAACAGTACTCAGTAACAAAATAACAGGACAAAGAACCAATCCAGACGATAGAAAACGATTATTCCCAAGTGATAGGAGTTTTGACAGAGTGCCAATACTTTACAATACAGCATTTGACTTCGGTAAAGAATACACCGGAGGTGGAGGCTATGGTGGAGGCGGTGGTGGCGGCGGTCGTGGACGTGGCGGTGGCGGTCGTAACCGTGACAACTACAACATATACGAAAGATAACAAAGATATAAAGGATATAAAGATATGATTAGACAAGCAGACGTAACAGATTTCAAAAACATCAAAAAGATGTTTGTAAACTTTGCCAATAGTGCTCCAGTAAGTTACTTACATAACCCTAAGTACGATCCGGATCACATTGACCAAGTACTATATGGTATACTAAAACAAGGTATTTTATTATACGCAGAAGTAGAACATAAACCAGCAGGTTTCTTTATGGCAGTACCAACACCGGATTTATGGTTGCCTACACTAAAACCAGTTATGCGTGAAGCCGCATGGTGGGTAGAACCAGAACACAGAGAAGGTACTATAGGTGGTAAACTGTTTCTCAAGTATGAACAGTTAGCAAAATCAATGAAACAAATGGGACATATCCAAGGTTACACAATGACACTAATGGATCAGTCACCAGATATAAAATTAGACAAGTACGGTTTTAAGCCAATTGAAACAGTATATTACGCAGAGTAGGAGCAAGTAATGGCAGTATTCACAGCAATAGCAACAGCAATAGTAGGAGCATTAGGGGTAACAGGTGCTACAATCTTTGGTAGTGCTTTACTATACTCAACAGTAGTTGGTGTTGTAGCCGCAGGACTAGGATTAGTCACAGCAAAATTATTAGGTGTATTTGATGTGCCAGGAGCAGGACCAGACCCCGGTACTAAGATACAGGTGGCCCCGAGTACTGACAATAAAATCGGTGTGGCCTACGGACGTAACTTCATGAGTGGACCTATCACAGATGTTGCTATATCTAATTCTAATGATACTATGCACTATTGTATCACACTCAGTGAATTAGCAGATGGACATGATGTAGGCACATACACAACTAACCAAATCTTTTTTGGTGATAGAAAACTTAACTTCTCAGGTGCTAATGTAATCAGTTATTCAGATCCAAATGCCACAACCACAGAAGATTGGGCAAACAAAATACGCATAAGAGTTTATGCTGGTGGTACAGCCGCAAGTAATCAGATATTCCCAACATCAGGTGCCGTAGCCGCAACCACAATGATGCCACATTGGACAACTACCACAGCATACAGCATGGAAAAATTAGTGTTTGCCATGATAGAACTTGATTATGATGCTGAAAATGGCTTAACAGGTTTAGGCGCAATGACATTTGATGTCACAAACAGCAAACACAATCCAGGAGAAGTATTATTTGATTATCTCAAATCAACTAGATACGGCGCAGGACTTGCCAATGCTGATATAGATATCACAAGTATACTAGGCACAGCAAATACACAAATGAAAGGTTATTGTGATGAACAAATAACATATACGCCTAACACAGGTGGTAGTAGCACTATAGATAGATATCAAATTAACGGATATTTAAGTACATACAAGAGTTGTATGGACAATATTGACAGTATATGTCGTAACAGTGCAACATATTTTACATTTGATGGTAAACAAGGTAAGTTTAGTGCTGTACCAAACAGAGCATACTTAACCAGTGAACTCACAAATGCTTTTGTGTTAAATGATGATAACATTATCAGTAAAATATCTATCACAAGTACAGAATTATACAACACACTTAATAGTGTAACAGTAACGTTTGCTGATCAAAACAGAAAGGATCAAACAAATTCAATTCAAATAGAAACACCCGGTGTTGATCGTAACACAGGTGAGCCAGACAATGATTTCGAATATCGTGCTGAGTTAGTCAATAATAATATTCACGCAAGACAACTAGCAAATATCGATTTGAATCAAAGTAGAGAAGGTATGGTTGTGAATTTAGTTGGAGATTACAGTTGTTTACAAATAGACGCAGGTGATGTAGTAAAACTTAACAACACAGACTATGGATTCACAGACAAACTATTCCGTGTAATGAAGAACAAAGAACTATTTGGTGAAGATGGTATGATAACATGTGAATTATTATTGTTAGAATACGATGCCGATGCTTACATAGTAGCCACAGTTGTAGAAAGTGACGATGAAGATGCCGGCACAGGTATTATCACAGTACCACCTGTAGGTGATTTATTACCACCTAGTGCTTACGCACATTATTTCCCTGGTGTTACACAAAAAAGCACAACAGGTTCAGGCACAGGTGCTAAGTTTGATGTGTTAAAAGACTTTGCTAATGTTACATATTATATACCAGCAGTAAGTGGTGGTAATCCCACAGCAAATGGTGGTTCAGGATATGCGGCTGGCGATAATGTGGTTATATCAGGTAATCAATTAGCAGGCATAGACGGTATACATGATTGTACTTTTACAATATCTAACGCACCTGCTGGCAAATTTAATAGTGCTAATGCTGTAAGTGGTATAGCATTTGTAATTGGTGGTGCTGGTAGTAGACGCAATATACCAGGTGAACAAATGGCTGACCTAGCAGTAGGTACGCAGGTCACAGAAAATCCAGCAAGAGTCACAAATATGACAGCCAGTGGCACATTCACAAGCATAGGAGCAGACATAGACGTTGATTTAACAGAAGTTGACGATGGCGAATATACATTATCAACAAATTTTACGCCTGTGGGTAGTTTTGCTAGTATATCTACTGCTAACTTTGGTGTTGGTGTACAAGGAGATGTCACATTTGCTGATGGTAGTATAACTACTGATTATTTCGATGCTAGAAATAGATTTGATAATCAACAAGATATGCCAACAGTTGTAAACACATCAGGTAATTTCACAATAACACCTGATATGGATAGTGTAACACTTAGACCAGTAGGATTTAATACCGCAGATCAAACTGCTGGTACTAACGAACGTGGTTATGAAAATATGAAAATCGACTTGATAAAATTAAGAGGAGCAGATATATTCTAATGAAAGTTATATTATATGATACAACCAGTGGCTTTATACATTATGGTAGTTTAACAACAAATCCACGCATGTTGGCAAAAACCTTAGCACGAAACAGCAATTTAGCATACATCGAAGGTACTGTAGAACAAGATACTCATCAAGTAAATGTCAGTGTTGATCCGCATGTTATAGAAGCAAAACCACCTGTAACTATATTTGTACCAGGTTGGATAAGAGATCAACGTTGGAAATATCTCAAAGATACGGATTGGACAGTAGGTGCTGATTCACCATTATCAGACAGCAAGAAAGCAGAATGGCAAACATACAGACAAGCACTTAGAGATTTACCTGATACATACGCAGATGAAACTGATGTAGACAATGTTGTTTGGCCTACAAGACCGGCATAACTGTAGTAAATTACCCGAATAAGATAAATATTGCTGTAATAAAGGCTATATGACCTCAGTGATATAGCAATACCCATCAGGAGTAGCAAAATGGCAGGAAGAGTACTAGACTTTAAATCGTACGTAGGTGGTCAAGACAACGTAGTTGTCGAAGAAATGACACCATCAGTACAAAAAACATTCAATTATGATTTCGGAACAGATGTATCAAGTTATACATTTGCCGCAGATTTTCAAACTATCGTAGTAGACACATTAGCATATGATCGTGTAACAGGCGAACCAAATTTCACAGATTCAAATGTGCTTGGCAGTTTTGCTAACGCAGAAATATCCAGTGGCAATATTGATAGTTCTAGTGCGGCAGCCGGTAATATTAGATTTACATTACCAGCAAATAGATATACAGGCCAAATGCTACCAGACGCAAGAGCCAATGTACCAATAACTATAGTTAGTTTTAGATGGACTAACACAGGTGTATCGCCAAATACAACAGAAAATCACAGATATGCGATTTTAGAAAGATACGAACCGGATGTAACAATTGGTAACCCAACATTGGACGCAGGATTTACTGCTATTCCAACATCTTAGGAGTAGTCAATGTCATCAGTTAATGTAACAGTCACAACAGCAAATATAACCGCCAGTTCAACTAACGCAAACATCACAGTAGGTACAACTACCAGTAACGTAACAGTTAGTAACGTAGCATCACTGGCAAATTCTAACGTAGTAAGACAGGCTATCAGTGTAACAGACACTGGTGGCGACGGAAGTTTATCATATAATTCAGGTACTGGTGTAATTACTTACACAGGACCAAGTGCCACAGAAGTAAGAGCACATTTATCAAATACATCACCGGTAACATATAATGCGTCTACAGGTGTAATTGGTGTAGACAGTAACGCAGTATTTACAGGTAAAACCACAGATGATTTACCACAAGGTACAAGTAACATTTACTTTAGTACTAGTGGTGCCGCAGTAAACACTGATAACTTAACAGAAGGGTCAACAAATTTATACTTTACAGTTACAAATGCTGACAACTGGCTAGGAACAAGAACCACAAATAACCTAGCAGAAGGCAGTGGTGCTCCAAATAACAATTTATACTTTACAACTGCTAGAGCCAATGCCGCAATGGCTGCCTATACCGGTGGTCTAACTAACGTTCAGCAGGTAGTAGCCAGTACAAGAATCAGAGCAGAAGGTATTAGTGGATCAGGAGCAAATGTTGAAACAACATTTGGTAATATCACAACTGAATTTGGTAACATCACTATCACAGACGGTACAGGTATATTTGAAGGTAATGGTTACGGACTCACAAACGTATTAGCCAGCAACATTGTAGATGATAACGGATCCTTCTTTAGCAACGCAAAAGTAAAAAGTGCTCTAATACTAACTGGTGTAGAACCAAACACCGGCGGTGGTAATTTAAACGGCGCAGAAATAATGAAGGACCAATGGTTCCGAGTTGGTGCTTTAGATTTAACACAAGGTGCCGGAACAGCAGGTAACATATACGGTGTCCAAAGAATAGAAAATAATAATGGTAGAGACATTGATTTCATAAGTGGTAACACTACACAAATTGGTACTGTAAATCCTTCAGGCGCAGGCGCATTTAATTTTAAATATTTCAGAGATAGTGCTCAGAGATCACAACTAGTAATGGATGAAGGTGATACTACAATAACTGTAGGTTACCTAGGACGTTCAGGCGATACAAGTTTTGTACTAAATGCTAACACGAATGTTGAAAAAATGCGTGTGAGAAGCAATGGTCAAATGATTATTGGTTCTATCGGAGATACATTAGAATTATTAGGTAGTACTAATATAGGTACAACAGGATCACCCGGTAATTTAGCAGTAGGTAATAATGTATCAGCAGTACATGGTAGTTTCACAGGCGCAACAAGTTTAACAGCAACAGGTAATGTCAGTATAGGCGGTAACCTAGATGTAACAGGTAACATAAATTCCGAAACAGTAGTAGACTTATTTGTAGAAGACCGAAACATAACATTACAATATGGTACAGTAGGTGCACCAAGTGCTAATTCACAGGTATTTGTAGACAGAGGATCAAGTGCTAACACATATATCAAATGGGATGAAGGTTCAGACAGTTGGAAGTTCTCAAATGATGGTAGCACAGAATACAATATACCAACAAGCACTAGTGATTTAGCAGAAGGCACAAATTTATACTATACAAGTGCTAGAACAGACGCCGATATAGCAGATTATACAGGCACCATGGAAAGTTTAACAGGTGGTTTACCAAGTTTATCAGGTAATGTCACAACAACTGCTAACGTACAAGGTGCGTACATTATAGGTGATGGTAGTCAACTAACAAATGTAACCAGTGATACAATAAGTGAGCAAGTAGTTACCACAGTATACAATGATTCAGGTAGTACACTAAACAAAGGTGATGCTGTATATTTAACAGGTGTTAACACAGGAGATAATCCACATGTAGCACTAGCAGATGCGGATAATGCCACTAAGATGCCAGCATTAGGTATAGTTAAAGAAAACATCTCTAATAACAGTACTGGAGAAGTTGTAACATCGGGTACAATGAACGATAGTTCGCATGGTTATACTAGAGGTGCTGATTTATATATAAGCACAACAGCAGGCGAATTAACAACTACTAAACCCACAGGTGAAGCATCTCAAATACAAAAGATTGGTAAAGCAATAAGTCTCAATCACATACTTGTACAAGGTGCTTTTAGATCAAATGATACACCTAACTTGAATGAAGGTAACATATTCTTAGGTGATACTAACAACCAAGCAAAAACTGTTACACCAGATACAAACTTTACAACAACAGGTAACGCATTTAGCCTCAGCAACAGTTTAACAGATGTAAATGATATAACCAGTGAAACAAGCAGTGATATACAACTAAAAGCATATGGCAATACCAAAGTAAACACATTTATTGATGGTAACGCAACTGAAGGCATGACAATGGTACCTTCAGGTAGAGCAATCAAGTCTACAGCCTCATATAGAGGACCAAATGCTTCTTATACAAGAACAGGCACAGACGTATACAATGGTATAGCAATAGCAGGTACGGCTCTAAGTAGTGCGTTTGGTAGACAAGCAAAGATTGTATTCACAGCAGGATCAAACGTTGTACAAATATATGGTGGATACAACGATAACTGGGCCGCATTTACAGAATCAACAAGTATAGCAAACACATATCAAAACGGTATGGTGTTAATGAATATATCAGAAATCAGTGATTATCAAAGTTATACATATCCATTATCACCTAAAGCACATACAGTAGGTTTAGCAAATAGTACATTGAGTTATCAATACTTTTATGCGGGCGGCGGTAATCCGTCATTTGATGCCTATGATGCCAACGTTATAATGAGTGAAGTGTCACCAGTAGACTTTACATGGAATTCAGGATCATCCTCAGATAGAGGTATTGGTATGTGGCACACACTGGCTAACAGTGATGGCGATCAATTGATGTTCTCTAACTATTTAGGTGGATCATATCCAATTGGTGGCAGTGGCGGTGGTAACATTATGAGTTACATACCCACAGACAAGAACAACTTTATTGTTTCAGACAATGGTAACGTAGAAAACTACAGCAGTTATACAGCAGGTAGTTTAGCAAACGTAAGTACACCATTAAGTTATTCTGATATTGCTATAGGAACAGGATTCCCAAGTAGTACAGGATTTAGAAGCACAAAACAAACAACACTAGTACCTACACAAGGTAGTGCTAAGTTTGCCAACATTGTATTGATTGGTAACAATGCTCAGTATGATGACACAATGGCAGGACACATTTATTATCCTTCCTTTGGTATCAATGCTGTATGGGACGGTGTACAAGACCTAGAAGCAGATACAAATCCTGACTTTGGTGCACTAGGCGCACCTATATCAACAGGTTTAAGATTTAAACAGTTTACAGATAAAACGGCTCAAGATCCTACTAGTAGTGTAACTGGAGAATTAAGTACTGCTGGTGCTAGAATGTTATTAGGCACAGCAAACAGTAATGTAACAACCAGTGAAGCAACACATAGACCTATTACTAACCAAGGTATAGGTGTATATGGTTTCTTTGGTAGTTCAGAACAAGAAGTAGCACCTAGAACAAGAAGTTTATTACCAGCAGGTATGTTTGCTGTAGCATCAGAAACATGGGTAGCAAATACAGGTACAGATATGTACTTTGTGTCAACACCACAAGGTAAAAAAGGTATTGACACAGATGACAATGAAGCACACGGTTTCTTAGCAAGTCAAAATGGTGAAACATCACTGTTTGGTACAAGCAAAGTAAGTTTCTTCCAATCAGGCAATGCTTACAGTTCAGGTAACATTGTAGGTGGTTTCAACGCACTCAAGAGTGGTACAGAATGGGCAAACATAAGTAGCACAGGTATACAAACAACAGGTTCTGTTGTAGCAAAAGCATACACAGGTACA